GGCGGTATGTACGGTAAGGTTGAGGGGGCCCGTTCGAAAGGAGATCCCGCGGGAGGTCTCATAACAAACTCTTCTAGACCTAAAACCCCAGCTAAGTTTCCCGACGGGGTCTCCGCATTTCTTTCCTGAGCGCGGTATTTGTCTCTCCAGATATTTACAAAATCACTAACGGAGATTCTGTTTAGGACGGAGCCCTCCCGTCTCATATCCGCTAAAGTAAACCGGGTGCCCGGGTCAACGCCTAGTTTGTCGTTTCGAGCAAAATAATCGAGCCTACCAGAACCGTCCTGTCTCCTTTCCCGTCTAATGTCGGGGTGGTTGTTCATTATGCTTACAAAAGCTCGGTACTCATTAATCGTACCGTTTGAGTTTCTGTGGTACGGTTTAATAGTCTCAAAAACAGACTCTCCACCTCTTCTGTCTCGCAGGCTACGGAAAAGTGCCGGCGCTTCCGTGGAACCTCGTTGATGGTAGATGTAAAGGTCCGAACCTTGCGGGGTGTACGTTGGCCCAAACACACCCTTTAGGCTGCGTGTCGCTTCTACCGCATCCCTTGCTGCTTGCTCGGCGCTAGCAAAAGGGTTTGTTCTGAGATCATACCCCGGTAGAGTAAGTTTATTATCGTCGTCAAAGGCAGGGCCTCGGTAACCCTCCTCTTGTGGGTCTTCGTCATCTGCCGTTGCTACTTTAATGGGGTTGGCACTAGAAAAACTACGAGTTCCAGACAGTAGACCAAGATTTCTAGCGGTACTGCCTATGTACTGATACATACCCTTAGCCGTGCTCACATCATCGTAAGCGCGAATAAAGGGGTTCAGAGAGGATTCTAGTCTGCCAACAGTTTGAAGATAATTTTCGGGAAGATTGTGATGTCTTTCTCTAACTTGAAAAAAATCAAACAGATCTTCTTGCTTGTAGTCGGAACGTCCTAACCTCTCATAGGCCTCCAAGATAGCTGCGTTTTCTGCTCCCGGTTCCCGTAGGTGTAGAAAATTTGTGTTGTTGTTAGAAGAAGAAATTACGGTAAGCAAATCTTCCGCAAGAGGGTTTTCCAACTGTCGTCTATATGATGGACGCGCCCTTAGTTCCGACCCTTCCGGGATCATGAAAGGTTCTGCCAAATATGCCGATGAAGGGACCTGATCCTCCTGAGTAGTGGGTAGGTACGAATACCCCAATCCCAGCTCACTTTCATCAGGATATCTAAAAGGGACGGGTTCTACTTCGCGGCCGTCCATCCGGCCTGCAAGCCTAGTAGAACTTTTCGTAAAAAATTTGTTGTCAGGCACGGCCTCTAACGGTACCGGAATATTTTCAGAGTATTGAAAATAAGGATCATACTCGGGACGATCCTGAAAAGGGTCCGACGTGTCCTCCACAGCCGGGTTTCTACGAATAGGTGAGTACCTTAAATAATCTTCGTAAGCGCCTAGACCAGTGCTTCGGCTAGATAAGTCCTCTTCTATAGATTCCGGGTAAGTGCCTCTGCCGGTCGGTATGGCCGAAACATAATCGGGCATACCCTCGATTTGACTCGGCAGACGGCTTAGATAAAAAGGAACTTCTTCAGACATTTAGGCACCTCTAGGTGGGAGAAAGTAACTACCGGCGAGGTCCTACGGTGCTGTTGTACATCTGATTTTGTTCTCGTAGAAGAGCCGCGTTTTCAGCGTCTTGGCGACGACGATACTGAAGATCTTGCATTCTTTGTAAATTCATAAGATCCGCTTCACGAGCACGAGATATGTTCATCAAGTTCTCTAAGGTCAGCTCTGCGCGATACTGTTCTAAAGGCTGTCTAAGTGCGCCGTCTTCTGTCACGCCTCGGTAAAAAAACCGCCCCCCTTCGGTCTCACCCAACTTACCCGCACGTTTCTCATAAGCAATGCGGGTGTCCGCTTCCATCGCGGCACGTTCCATGTCTTCCGGAGTCACATTGCCGGGAGGCAAGGGAAGAGAAGGACCAAGACCACCAAACATTTTCCGGACCAAGGCGGGAGGCTCATTTGGCATTGCCGGAGAAACCATCTCTGGCGTGACCATGTCATAATAAGAAGAAGTCTCAGGAGGAAAACGATACGACGAGCCCTGATCAGGAGAAACCATGCCGCCGTCCTGATACTTCCGCACCGCACCACCGTGCCCAAAACGGTCAACAGGGTTCTTCGCCATCGGATCTGGTAAGCCAAGCTGCTGTCGCATCTTTTCTCGGTCTGTAGGCTCAAACATGTTCTGTTCAATAGTCTGCATCGGGTTCACCTCACCCATAGGGCGGTCGGGGCGTCCGCGATACGCGCCGACACCAGCTCCGGGCCCCACATAACCAGCCTGTTGAGCCGCGTCAAACTCAGCAAAAGCATTGCGAATACCCGCATCATACTGATCTTTGCTAATCGAGCCCATCTCATACGCCCGACCAAGACTATCGATCATAGCGCTTATTTCTGCTCTGGTCTTAAAAGGGGCTCGGCTTCTGTCTGATCCGACACTGGTGGTTTGCATTACATTGGCTCCTCAGCTCAATAATAAGCCCTTACCTTTGTAGAGTTCTCACTAGGCTCCCAACCATCCGTAGGAAGCTGAATGAAATTACCCTGACGGTACCTCATAAGAGCTTGAGTCATACTATCAACAAGGTCATCATACTCGCCATTGGGAAAAGCCGCAACCTCTTCTATTAACTCCTCCGCAAACGCTTCATCAGGAGCCCAGACCATCCCCGCCTCAAACAAAGGAGACACACTATGAACCCTCGTCAGCTTGTCATTGCCCTTAGAAGGCGTGAAGTTCACAACCGGTATGCCAACGTTCCGTAGTTCGTGGGTCAAAGGCAAACCACTCGCCTTAGCCTCAACAATGACGGTGTCGGGGTCCCAAAACTTCCACTGATCAAACGCAAGCTGCTTCAATTCAGGAAAATCCCACCGGCCCTTCTTACTATCAAGCAGAATCAGATGGGGCCCCTCACCTTCTATAGGATAAAATACTCCCCACGTCGTAATTGCACTGAAATCCGCCGTCTCACGCTTCGAAAACGCCGTATCATAACTCTGAATGACATATTGTAGCTGAGGGACCGTCTTACCTTCCCACTTATTCCACCACTCACGGGGAATAATCGCATTCTCATCACCCGTAGGGTTCTGCTGATACTGCGCATTCCACTTGCTCGGGGGAATAGATGCACGGACCGCGGATAAATCCTCAAGAGACCAGAACTCAGGCCAACAAGGCGTCTCATCATCAAAAATAGCAGGCAATTCGATGACTTCCCACTGATCTGCCTTCGGATCTTTACCCATCTGCTTGATTAATTGACCCGTCATATCCTTCTCAGACCAACGAGTTTGCACCAAAACAATAGATCCACCCGGCTGAAGACGCTGTCGGGGGCCCCCAGTGTACCAATCCCACGCATCCTCAAAGCCATTCGCACTCATAGCCGTCTGCTCCGAGTGAGGATCGTCAATAATCACAAGATCACCACCACGACCAGCCAAGTTGGAACCCACACCAACCGCATAGTACATCCCACCAGCGCTCGTGTCCCACCGACCAGAAGCCTTACTGTCCGCAGCAAGCTTAACTTCCGGGAAAATCGTCTTGTAATCGTCACTATCAATCAAATTCTTCGTCTTACGACCAAAATTTACCGCAAGCTCGGTCGTGTGCGTCGCCTGAATGATCTTCATCCGCGGATTACGGCCCATCATCCACGCAGGAAACAAGAACGAAGCAAATTCCGACTTCGTATGACGAGGTGCCATGTTGATTATAACACGCTTTAACTCACCACGGGCCACGCGCTCTAGCTTTTCAGCAATAATTCTATGATGACGGCCCGCGATGAACTCTGGCCAGACTGTTTTTACAAAAGTTAAAAAATCATTTTGGCAAGCTTCGTTCTTTTCCAGTAGTGCAAGCCGTAATCTAAGCTTTAATTCTTTCTCATTGAAGTCTGATAGATCGTCTGGATTCATCCGGGGGACCCTAAGCTAAATGTATGCGATAAGATGCCTTATTATCATAGTTAAGATTGATATGGAATAACTCATAATTATTTGTGAGAAACATGGACCTTGCAGCCGTCCGACGAAGCGGGCGGGCCGAGGTCGGTATGCAAAAATGCATGGCAGATATGCGCGGATGCATGACCCGATATTCCGGGGCCCCGGGCCGATATTGCAATTATGCATGGCAGATATGCGCGGCTTTAAATTACCGGGGCAATGGTTGCGATTGCAACTATTGCCCCGGAAAAATTTGACCGGGCAAAATTTGACCGGGCAACGCACAACCAGATGCACGGAACACGGACCATGGGCCGAGAACGCGGATCACGGACCGCGGATCACGGACCGCGCACAGCGCGGTAAGTTTTAGGGCTTGCGCGACGGGGCGCGCGGCGCAGGTTTCACTATCAAAAACCGTGCACAAAAAAACCGGCGATCTGGTCGCCGGTTTCGGTGTTAAGTTGTAGAGCGCTTTAGTCAGTCTCGATCTGGCGAAGCAAGTCTAGCACCTCAGTGTAGGCTTTCTCGGCCATCTCGACACGGTCCGAGCGCAGCATCATCGACATGAACTGAAGCTTGAAAGTAGCGGACCGGGCTTGCTCACGAACTCGGGCGTTGTTCTTGTACTTTGTTTTCGTCATTGTTTTTGTCTCCATAAAAAAAACCGGCGAACTGGTCGCCGGATTCTAAGGTATAGTAAGGCTTTAACCTGTCAACTAGCGTTTATCATTTTTGAAAATTGATTATAGACACTCTGGCGGTTTCCCCTGAGCCCGAACTCTTTTTTTATAATAGAATAACAACTTCGGCCTCGGCCTACTTTAAATCCGGCGAGCTCGACCTTTAAGCCTTTTAAAAGGGTCAGCTCTCGGAAACGTTTAATGTGCTCAGGGTCAGTGATTATTGTCATGTTTTTATCTCCAAAAAAAAACCGGCGATCTGGTCGCCGGCTCTTAGGATATAGTAACGCTTTAAGGTGTCAACTGCCACCGCTGCTATTCAGAATATAACTGTCTGCTATATTCTTGTGTTTCATACTCGACACCGAAAGAGACGAGCCAGCAAGCCGCTCTAGTTAGTGTGTCGTTTTCTTTTATCTCATCTAGTGTTGAAACGAGCGCCAAGAGTACGTCCTCAGAAGTAAAATCATTATGTATATGGACTGTGTCTAGCACGCTTTCCCCGGTTTCTTCAGCGTAAGAATAAAGGGCTTTTACAATCCCTTTTTTAAAGGGCTTGAACATATAAAGAACGTCTGAATTATAAATTAGGTCGCTCCACCAACCACTATCAATGCCAGAAACCGCATCAGCAACTACCGCTGCAATTTCACCATCGTAATCCGGTAATGCCTCATCAATTGTATATTTAACGTAAGATTTCAAAGGGTTCATGTTTTTTATCTCCAAAAAAAAACCGGCGATCTGGTCGCCGGCTCTTAAACTATAGTGTCGCTTTAAGGTGTCAAGGGCCGCTGATTCTGGTAATATTAGCTTTCATCCTTAGACCATTTAAGAAGTTGGTCCTGCTCTTCTTCAGATAACATTTGACCTGCTTCGAAGTCTTTAGAAAACGTCACATCTTTTATAGAAAAAAATTCGCTATAATTGTCCGGGTCTTGGGTCCACTTCAAATGTGTGTCTTTGAGTTTGAAAAGACGGGGGTCTAAATGCCAAGGCCCTATAAATAATTTTTTTACTGCCTCTTCTGTTGTATTAGGCGGTACCTCAAGAAACACTGTTCTTGTTTTTTGGTAATTAATGTCGACTCGAACTGTTTCGGTTAGAGGAAATACGTCTGGGTGTTCTTCCCCGCCGGCATCATAATTTAAATCTATGGGGACATCTAAATCCCAGTCTAGGCTTCCTGATTCCCAAAGACAGGAGTCTTCGGCGTCATGCGCCTCGGTCGACAACCAGCCTTCCTCTATTGCTTTGTTAAAATCGTCTTCGGTTACCCAGTCTGGCACCCGAAAATCCCGCGTTACCTCTCTGGTAAGCGTACCGCTAAGGGTAATAGTTTTATATTTAGTCATGTTTAGTTTCTCCAAAAAAAAACCGGCGAGTTGGTCGCCGGCTCTTAAGCTATAGTGTTGCTTTACATTGTCAACCCGACCGGACGAAACCGGATTGGTCGTATATCGCTTTGCCCTTGGCTCGCAGTCCGACAATAACGCCGGACTGGTCTAAAGGCCTGTAGTCGTGCAAATCGCCGTCGATGACCGGTCGGTTCATAAACGCTTTAGGTAATGCATGACCGCGCTTTGTTCGGAAGACAGCTGCAACATTTATAGAGTTTTTAAGCGCTTGCAGCGCGTCGGTTTCGTTATCCTCGGCCAGACTAAAAGTTAGATGATAATTTGCTGGCAGATTGCGACGGTTCGGGCGCTTGGTGTAATCCCAAAAACGCACGTCGGGGAACAGCTCCATAATGTTTGAATACGTCTTGCCTGAGTGCTTGATTTTGACACGCTCGAACGGAATGTCAGACGTTGCATTTAGCCGGACCCCGCAGATCATGCTGGCGCGTTGTGCTTTGCTTTCTAGCGCCGCGATTTCGCTAATTAAGACGGACATAAAGAAAGCGCGATCCTCGAAATATAATTTAGTGCGCGCAATCCTTGCGCGGGTCTTGCCTTCCATATGAGCGGGATTGCCGGCGGTATGTAAACAAGCTTGCGTGCATCCTTGCGTACGTTTGGCGCATACTTCGTAACCCGACAAGTCGGCCGGCGCTAGATGCAAAGGCGCGGACATTACGCCAAGCTTGAGGCCCTTGGCTAGTTTGGGATTAGATTCTGGCCGGGCCAACAATGAAACAATGCCAGCACGTGTTCTTAAACCTTGAACGCGTGATTTATGCGTCAAGAAAATTTGAGTTTCAATGGTCATTTTTACCTCCATAAAAAAACCGGCGAAATTATCCGCCGGTCCCGTTTATATAGCACGGCTTTATTGTGTCAACTGGCGCCGTTGTTATTTGAAAAGATCGAAATATTCCTCATTCAATTCCTTTATAGCTTTGAATTCCTGTTCTAGAAAATCAAGAATTCTGAAAGTTTCTTTTTTTAGATCTACGCGTGTCGCATCTCGACAATGTTGTCGTGCCTCTTCGAAGGCATGTTGACCATACCATGTCCGACAACCTGCTCGAATAACACAACCCCCTAAAGCAGAGACAAACAAAATATAATGATGGCCATCAGATCGGATTGGGCCTTGCCTGACCTCTAAATTAGTAAAAGTGGTTCCAAAAAGATTCGCCCTATTAAAATAGGCCCGTCTAATATTTGCTTCGCTAAGATTGGCGAAACTAAGATCGGCCGAACTAAGATCGGCTCCAAAAAAATCCGCTGCACGAAGATCCGCCGAACTAAGATCGGCTCCTTTAAGATTGGCGAAACTAAGATCGGCTCCTTTAAGATTGGCGAAACTAAGATCGGCCGAACTAAGATTTGCCGAACTAAGATCCGCCGAACTAAGATCGGCGAAACGAAGATCAGCTGCACGAAGATCCGCCGAACTAAGATCAGCATGACTAAGATTGGCTCGCCAAAGATTGGCCTGAACAATCACAGCATCACGAAGCTTGGCTCCACGAAGATCAGCATGACTAAGATTGTCTCGATAAAGATCGGCTTCACGAAGATCTGCATTAACAAGATGAGCACTTGGTTTTAATATTTTTCTCAAGTCTTGGTTCATTTGTAATCCTCCACAAAAAAAACCGGCGAAATTATCCGCCGGTTCTGTTTATATAGCATGACTTTATTGTGTCAACTAGCAAACGATCTTAACTGTTCACGCCGGCGGTTTAATTGACTTGTCAAAATAGCCGCCTTTGCTTCCAACCGAATTGTGTTTTGTGCGATTAACCGTATAGCGTTATCGTGCTTGCCGGTTCCATTGTCTCGCACTAACTCAGCCAAAAGTTGAAGCGCCTCGGTATAATCCATTTTTTTAGCTTCTGACATTTCTTTTTCCCTTTTTTAAGTTTTTCGCAATTTGCCTATTTTTTTTAGCCTGACGCCGGTTAGCTTCCGCTTGTTCCGGTCCAATGCATAACTCGACAATCTTTTGTATAATAAAAAACACTACCAGTTGCCCTCGTATTCCACGATGTGATCGTAAAGTGGCGCGCTATCGATCCAAACTGCCGCACGTTCGAAAACGGTTGCGTCATAGTCAATGCTGGATTGATAAACCTCACTATTACCGAAAAAAGGGCCTTCCGTTTTCGGCAACTCGCCAGATCGAATAGCTGTAGCAATCTGTCGGAGCTCTTTTGATTGCAGCTCGATTGGTCGGCAATCGTCGAAACCGCCAGCAAAATGCTTAATAATATAACCATGTAAATCTGGATGTTTCCGCCAATAGCCAATTTCCAGTTGAACATTGGTCACTGTATATCCGTCAACCTTGGTCCGTTGGTGAGCGTAAGTATCAACCCACTTCCGCCCTTTTAAGTACATGTCCAAACCCATTGAAAACCTCCTTCTTTAGGGATGAGGCCTCAAGGTATGCGATTATCTGCGAGTAATCAAGTCCAAAACCTCGGACCAGTTAAATTTTTTTATCTGATGGCAAACAGGCTCTACAGCCTGAAGGCCTTCCATGCGTAGTTCGACAGCATGGTGACCATTAAACAGATATAGTTCTTGATCGGCCTTCGCCGATGTTTGTTTACGAACAAGTATCCAAGAGCTGGCGTGTCCATGGCGACAAGCCCAAGCGACTTGATGGGGACGTAGTTCAACCGCGTTAGTGCTCGTATTCTTCAGCTCGATAAAGTGAAAGTGACCCTCTTCATCACAGATCATTAAGTCCGGAACACCTGCTGAGGCCCACGTTTCAATCCGCGTCAGAATAACCTTGCGTGAAAGTTTCGTTATCCCGTCCTTCATCTGCCGATAAAAGTCGGCTTCTCGCTTTTGTACGGTTTCCGGAAGTGTTTTTTTGCGAATCGTCGGTAAACGTCGCGTCGATTGTGATCGGCTCATAGCTGGATTTAACCTCCTGTAGGGCTTTTAAAACGTCTTCCTTCGACATGCTATCAATTGAACCCGTTCGGATCTCGGACTTAGACACATAGATGTCGCCCTGTGCCTGACCCCTTCGGTATTCTGCTTGCACAGCCGCCGAGAAAGCGCCATTTTCTAAAGCAGCGTCACGGATGATTTGAAGATCCCGTAGGTGGCGCTGATAGTTCAACCCGTACTTTTCATCCAACTCCTCACGATAGGACCTAATTGCCGCGACTACATGAGGTGATATTTTAGGGTTAGTCAGCTCGTAAGCCCGAGTGTGAGCGCTGCTTGCCGGATAGCCCGCATTGATTGCCGCTTCACGCATGGTAATTTGACCATCCTTCGAAACCAGTTCTTTCACAAACAATTCCTGCCGGCGGGTCAAAGTGCTGTCCTTTTGAACCTTCGGGCGGCCCCGTTTTTTAGGTGTATCAGTCATCAAACAAAACCTAGTTAATTATATTGAGTAGGCCCTTTTTACCATCCTGCCCTATATAGTAAATTCAAAATTTAAAAAAAAATAAAATAAAATTTCAGGCCCCTTAAGGCAAAAACGCGATTTATCTATTTGTTCACACCCCTGCTTACCTAGTGTAACGACGGTGTAGCGGCCAAAACCCCCGTCATATAAGGGTTTTAGGCCTATTGTTACACGGTTACACCGATTACGGGTAGTTTAACAAAAAATATTTTTTTTAAATTTCTATTTCTATATATAGGGCCAAAAAGAAAGGGCTTATTCTTCAGACCCGTGGTCCGTGGTCCGCGGCAGGTAGACCAGCACGAACGCCCCACAATTCGAGCATGAGAGGTTTGTTTCTATGGAATAATTTTCGTAGAACTCTTCTTCTAGGTCGATATCTCCGCCCCATGTAAGGGGTTTTTTGCAATGCCAGCAATTCATGCGGGTTAACCTTTCATTAATTGTTCTAGGACCGCGGGCCGTGGGTCACGTGCGGGGTTCCATGGTTCTTTGAGTGTTTCTGAGGCGTAGATTAGGTCTTCTTTCACGATAACCTGTCTATTATTAAGGCCCATCCTGCCTCGTTTTCCTGCTATGGCATTTCTTGAGACGCCCAGTACGGCCCCGATTTCTGTATTTGATCTGCCTTCGGCGACCATTTTCAGGATTAATTCTTCTTGTTCGTGTGTGTAAATTTTCAGCGTTGTCATGTGTTTTTCTCCTGATTTTCAAACAACTGCCAGTTTTTTGCTGACCTTTACAGTCTAGCATATTAAGTGGGACTTGTAAAGAGGGTTAGCTATGCATTGTTGCATATCAGCTATGACGAAATAGGTGTAGTATAAGCCTGACTTATATGCTAATGTATAAGAGTCGATGGAGATCGACAGTTGTTTGACAATTAGGAGAAAAAGCAATGTTTTCATACAACACTGATGCTATGTGTGCGAGTGAAGTAGAGGCTCTCGGCGAGGCTCGGTTAAATGAGATGGCCAGCCTGTGCCACCACCTCGGCCAAGCCGAGATCACCGCGCAGTCTGTAGCCGAGTTCTTTCTACGCTCAACGATCATGTCGGCGGCGCGGTTGCAGCCGGCGTTGACGATTAAAGAGATCCAGCCGTTTATTGGTTTTCGAGCACATGTGCAGACTCGGCCTGTTGAAGATCTGGTTGCTCGGCACATCGCCGAGCTTCAGTCTGACGAGTGGCTAAAATGGCACCTCAGATAGCATTACAGGGGCGACTTCGGTCGCCCCACCTCTCCTAGTTTACAAGCATCACTTCATATGATACCATCACTTAAGAGGAGAATACAATGAATTTAAAAGAACAACGTTTGAAGGATAAAGAGGACTTGATGTACCACCTCGTTACCACTGCGGTAGAGGGCGGCTCTAACCATTGGCTGGAGATGTTTGCGCTCTCGGACGTTGACGGTAACGAACTTTCCTATCGGTCTAAATTCCTACAGCTACCGGCTATCACCACTGCGTTTATAACCGCAGACGACTTTGAAAATGGGGACACCCGCGCACTGCACCTGACGGGGATCGCTCCATACGTAACTGGTCTAAGAAAATGGACCCGTTGGAGGTTCAACCGTAACCAGCCAATCAAGGATTGGGCTTCCGTAGACTTCGATGCAGAAGATGCTGATGTGTTTATGCAGTACGCCTTACTAGGTGAAATTGTTTACGGCTAACAGAAAGGAAACACTCATGACTAACTTATTATTAACCATAATTGCGATCCCGCATTTCTTTGCTTCGCTTTTCTTTGCTTCGCTTTTAATCTTCACGGGCCTGTACGACGTGATCCAAGATCGCACTAATCGGCTATTTGATTTTGGGGAGGATGACGAGTGGTGGAAAGTCTAAGCTTTTGGGAACGCGCACAACGGATCAACTATACCAAGGGTGATCTGATGTGGTGCAGAGACTGTGACTGGTTGGGTTCCGGTGATCAACGTTCGGCATATGCCGGATACAAGGGCAACGAGTATTGTTGCCCAGATTGCGGCGACGGCGACTTTGTTGCGCTGGACGAGGACGAGATCCGTTGGGAACATTTTGGAGATGACGAATGAAATATTACAATGTCCGCGTGGACAAGGATAAAGAGATATCTGTTTATCTTCGTCTGACCGATGAAGACGTCAAACACATTCAGGAGCGGGAACAGGGCACGGGATCCGTGGTCCGTGTAGAGGAGTTCATCGATCGTGACGAATAACCCTAAAGAGTGGCAGACCCGTCGTGAGCGGGCTGTCCATTTACTTCGCGTCGCGGACGATATTGAGTGGGACAGTTACGGTAAGCGTGATGTCCGACATCTTCGGGCTCGTGCGAAAGATTTACTTGAGATTGACCCTAACGAAAAGGAGCCCCCATTTTGACCAATCCCGCTCGACACGCCAAACCTTTCTTTGAAACATATGTTCCGAAGAAAGGTAAGACACCTGCCGGCAGTTGTGTTTGGTGGGTGATTGTCGATGGTAAGGCCGTGCAATGCGGCAAGCCGTGCAAGCGGCAGCGGTGCGAGGAGCATCGTCATGCGTAAGTCCCGTGATCCGTGGGTCGTGATCCTAGTTAGTTTTGTTCTGGGCTTTGGTGTTGGTTATATGATGTATGATCCGATAGAACCGTGGCCAACGATCGTGACAGAATGAAAATACGCATGAAGTATCGACGGCAGCGGCGGCTAGTGTTTCGCCGTTGTTACTCCACCATAATGGTTGGGGGAAAGGAGGTTGTCTGTGGCAACCCTGTTTTTAAAAATGGAAAATGTAAGGAACATCAAAATGAACTTAAGAGAAGCACGTAAAGCCTCAAACTATACGCAGGTCCAGCTGGCAAACCTTCTGGGTTGTACTCCGGCGCATATTTGCGGCATTGAGAATGGCCAGCACAAACCCTCACTTAATACTGCCGTCAGGCTCACTGAATTGTTACCGGACCTTAATCTAAAGGAGCTGGTTGCCGGAGATAATGCTTAATGCCGCTACCGTTCGGGGTAACTTCCCAAACCCGTAAGATCGTCAGGGACGTTTGCCAGAAGCGACTTGTGTCGGAGAGGGACGTTTTAAACGGCGGCCGGACACGAAACTTTGTAGAAGCCCGATGGCATGTTTGGTGTCTTCTCCGAGAACGGGGTTATTCTTATAAAAAGATTGCAATGATTTTTGGTATGGATCACTCAACAGTAATTCACGGCGTCCGTAAGTTCCTAGCAAAGTACCCTGACCAAAACTTGCCGGAACAATTAGACCAGATATTATCTAAATGAGTAAGGCCCCGACATTACGTTGGGGCTTTCTTTTTACCGTGATGCAGGACATCTACACACAGGTTAACAAATTCTTGCATGGAAAGCTTGTGCTTTGCAAAATTCACTGCCGACGTCACTAACCAGAC